AACCGCGAGTTGCGATATTTGCTGCATTTCGGATTGGATGATTTGATTCTGCATTCCAAGCGTCCGAGCACCCATCGCAATCTTGCCAAGAGTTTCCTGAAGAGGATTCGCGGAAGCGCCACCCTGACCCTGTGGGCCTTGGGGTGACGCTCCGGGTTGTGGCATTGAGGTTGCCATCAGGTTACTTGTGGCCTTTGTGCTTCCGGCTGCGCTTGCGACCCTTTTTGTGGCCGAACTCGTGCTCGGCCTTCTTGGTGCTCTTGACCTTGAAACCACCGTGACGCTTTTTTGCCATGATGCCCTCCTTTGGGCGGTTGCAGACACGAAAAAAGAGGCGACCCGAAAGCCATCTCTGGTTTCGAGTCGCCCGCTTGGTCTCCAAAGGAGTAAGGAACGGATCTCTGTGCGATAACGCTAAAACAAATTAAAAGGATAAACCCTCAATCTGTCAAGCGTTATTCCTCTTCATCTGGAATTTCTTCGTCTTCATCGTCCCCGAAAATGCCTTCGAGGTTCTTGATGACGTGCTCCGTGACGATGTTTGTAGCCCCGCCCTGGTTGTAGTTCACTGTGACGGTTCCGGTGAATTTCCCCTCGACACAGCCCTCGTGAATCGCGGCCAAAAGACCGGGAATTGCTTCCTTGTTTGCAGGTTGCACCACTTTGGTGTTGGTGGCTGATTCTTCGTCTGAAATGACGGTTCCGAGAGGCGTTCCGTCTTCAGTCTCGATGACTTCAGGTTCGACTGCGGTTACTTCGACTATCTCTGACATTGTTTCTCCTTACGATGTGCTGACTACCGCCCTGACGTTCCCGCTTTGAGATCCCTTCGTTTCTCCGTGAGGCGGCTTTGAATGGACATTCGGACGCCCACCACCTTGCCCTTGGCCTTTTCCCTGATCCGGGGGAGGCTCTAATCCAAGCTCTTTCATCTTGGCCTGCAATGCAGCCTGGACGTTAAGCTTCCATTCCGCTTCGCTGAGTTGCTCATTTTTCCACTCTTCGTACTGGGTTTCATAATCGGTTATGCCGAACTTCTCCATGTACGTCTTAGTGGGCAGCTTGGCACCCTTGCCAAACAGGTACATATACCGCATCTGTTCCTGCTGCTGCGTAATGTCGAGCAACTGTTCTGGAGTGGAAATGGTCTTCAACTTCTCCACAAACCATCGCGCCCGTTCCCGCTTGTGGAACTTGCTGTCGGCGGTATCAACCTCTCCGGGTAGCCTGCCGGGGACGAGAGAATTGGGATCGTTGTCGTAGGTCTCGATGGCGATCCCCTTGGGTCCAACCATGTCCACGAGGTCGTTCACGGAGATGTACTGCGCGATGTTTGACTTCAACATCGTCGCATGTTTGCCGTTAGCACCGGCGATGGTCCGAGCAAGCCCTTTGGCGATCGGTCCAAGGTTCTCAAGGAACTTCTCGAAGTTTTCCCCCGACATATTCATCTTCAACTCGCGCAAAGATGCGATGTCGTTGAGCCCCAAATCGTTTTTGATCTGAGCCGTCAAAACCTCAAGGTCTTTCCAGTTCTCACCCGTTGTGCGCTGACCTTCAGGGAGTACCGATTTAAGAGCCTTGGAGGGGTCGCCCTTCGTTCCGATGCGGACGCCTTGAGATTCCAGCATCTTTAGTTTCGTCAACTGCTCAGGCTTAACCCCAGACTGGTAATCCCACCCAATCGGCGGATCGGTGTTGATCTTCACAGTCTGGTCATTCAGCGAAAGCAGATTGCGCCTCGCCCTTTCGAGCGAAGCAACCGAGTGAATCATCGACTGGCCGAATGGGGACCACGGCACATCGTTCACGTCATACTGCACGACCGGAATTTCCCCATGCCAGTCAAATGCCGTATCGTCGTACATCGGCACCGGAACAGTAGGGCTTGTGGTGATGAGCCGAAGCTGCGGGTAGACGCTGCAGTCTTCCTCTGTTGCCTTCCTTGATTCCGGCAGTCCGTTGAACGGGTTCACAGACACCAGCAAATCCCCCACGGAAGGCACCACGTAGCCCCAGGACGAGCCCGGAGTACCCATCTGCATGGTTCGGCCTGTCCGGTTTACGCGCAAATCGCGCACGAAAGTACGTCTTATTTCGCAATATTTGGACAGCCAATCGCCAGCCTGACTCCCTGTCGAGCCGAAACGCCAGCGGTCGTAGAACGATAGCCGGTTCTCCGTCAATGCCGTTCCGTAGGTCTTCCAGTCGTACCGGGATATGGGCTCAAGGAACTCCTGAAAGTCTGGGAATCTTGCGTGTGCCTCCCATATCGGCATCGGCTCAATGATGGTAACGGCATACGACCCTTGAATGTCGTTGTCCATCGGCAACTGCTCAGGGAGCACATCGAACGGTCCGTAGACCGGGAAGTGCATCTTCGCCTTGCCAAGCCCACCCTGGCCGGCAGTCCGTGAGAACTTCTGCCCCATGTAGCCGCGGCCGAGCGCAGCCCACTGGAGAGCCTTGCGAGTCGAGCCAAGGAACTTCGAGTCCCAGAAGATGTATTTGAATACCCCGTTATAGGTCTCGACGTTCTTCTTCCACTGCTCAGCCTTCGCGCCAAGAGTGGCAATCTGGGAGATGTCGGAGATGGTCTCAATGAATGTGCAGTAGTCGGCCCAGACGCCGTTTGACTTGACGGCCTGTTTCTGGTCATGGCCCATCAGGAGCCGGATGTCATCGTTGATGTGGCGGATTCCCTGCTGGCCCTTGACGAATCGGTCTCCCCCAGCCACCAACTCTTCGATCCAACCCTTCCGGTGCTCACCGGAAGTTTCACGCGGGGGTACTTGCCACTCAACAAGTTTCTCGCCACTGCCACCAAAATTCATCGTCTAGCCTTTCGACCGCCGCTCAATCGCCGCCTGCGCTTCAGCCTCAATCCGGTGCGTCTTCCCGAACCCTGGATCGGAGATGGCGATGTCCTCTTGAGACTTCGAGGCTTCCCACCGTTCCGCCGTCAAGGTGACTTCTTTGCGGAGCTTGTTGGCGTTGGCCTTATCGTACATCGCGTCCATCACCCGTATCATAGCCTCATTCGTGGCCCGGTTACGAGCGTCGATGTGCGGAGCGCGGGAACGGATGAGTTCCTTGATACGGTCGCGGGTCGGCTTCTCCTTCTGAATCTGATTGAATATCTTGACTTCCTGCTCGGCTCGCCACTGAGCGCGGTACTGCGCCATGTAGCGGTCGATGTCGGAGACGTGGTACAGCTTCTCCGTCCGGTAGAGCGTCCCCTTGGGGAACAGGGGTTTCTGGTCAGCCCTGCCGAAGTCAAGCACCTTCCCCGTGCCGACTTCAAGGTAGACAACCGGGGCTTCACGCGCCGTTAGTTGGACGTTGCCGCTCATACAGTTCCTTTCTTCGCTTCCTCACGCTTGCGATCAATTCGTTTGAGTTAAAGTTATCCGCTCCGCGCATAATCTCAAATCGAGCTTCCCTCTCTTTCCGGTTTAGGTTTATCAGGAAAACATGGACCCGACTCCACAGGTTCCGTGTTATAACCCTCACTGAACACAGCACACTTTTCGTTGGAACAGACGTGACTACCATTCTCTCAATCCTCCCCATCGTACCCGTCGAGCACAAGCACCTGCTCCGCCCAGCCGAGGTCCACTTCCTCATCGTCCTTGGGCGGGTTCAAACTGAACCATGACCCCATTTTCTCGGCCATATTCTCAATATCGTGTCCCCGCGTCCAACACATCGCGTGGCTAAAGATATTGTCGTCATGCTGGCCTGTCTCGTGGCCCATCTCCGACTGCCCGTTCTTCTCCCTGCGGATGAACGTCTTCAACTGTCTTATGGTAATAGGGTCATTGATTTTAAGCCACCCTAAATTTACCGCATCCACAAAACGGTTCAGCAAAAGCGGCCTGGACCATCGGGAAGTCCTCCACCCCAGTTTCGTTCCCTTGCTTGGGTCGAAGCCTCCCTTGTCGTCGTAGAAGTGCATGACGTGGTGATCGTAGAACCCCATGATGATGAGTTGGTTCTGGCACTCGTCACCCGTCTTTCTGATCTGCTCGATGATGAACTGCATCACCATCGGATTATTCCCGGTCACGTTCCCGGCGCCGTCCGTGCCATACAAAACAGCCACACAAGCCGCTATACGCGACATCTGAGCCGGGTTGACCCTGAGACTCGTAAACTGCGCCACGCCCACGTCACGCTCCTTCGCAGACCCGTGACGGAACACTG